CGAGGAGCAGCTATAGCAATCTTCTTATGACCAGAGTTGATTAGGTCAAAGATTTGCTGATGAAGGATTGAGAAAGGAGCATAGAAGATCTCAGGAAATATTACTTTGCTGGTGTATTTAAGATCTAAGATACAATTTGCCAGGATATCATCCAGAGCTACTTTATCTAAAAGTTCTAAGTCCATCCCATAACCTTTCTATAATTCTTATTAAGGATAGGCCTAATATCCAAGTTAAACCTATCCCAATCATCCCTGCAGCAATTAAAAGAGTAGAAACTCTACTCAATAGTTTAACCTCATTCTCCACAACTTCCATCCTCACCATTATCAGTATCATTAAGATCACATAGCCACATTAGTTCTACCCCATCCTTGCCAATATTAGGATTAGAGTAAAGATGTTTACAAACATCAGGAGCTTTCCATTCTGCCAAGCGCTGATAATGCTTAGAGCAAGGACTCAATGGGCATACGTTATTAGGAAGATAGTGAACCTCATGATTACTAATAATCTTGCGAGAAAGTTTAACTGCTTTCATCTTAGCCACCTAATTAAAGATTGCCATTCTGAGCCTGTTGATTTTCTACATTCTCTACAGAGCCCTCTCCATTTGAGGAAGACTGTGTAGAGTCTTGAGTGTAGACAAGATGCTCAATGCTTGAAGTAGTATCAAATGTTCCACTAATAGAACTCTGATTATCAGCAGTAGTTCTGTTACCAAGATTACTAACTTGATTATTATCCCCCACTAAGACTAGACCACCATTACTCTCCGATCCATAGGACGGATTGGCCCAGAGTCTAATTGCCTCATCCACCAGAGGTATATATCTACTTCCTGCCAGAAGAACGTCACTAACACTCTCAGGTTTGAAGAACTTACGCTGACCGATTTGAGAAAAGTATGCAGAACTTAGGGCAATCTTACACCCCTCATTCTCTCCACAAGCCACTAGGCCTTCGGCCAGAGCTTTAAGCATATTCTCATCGGACTGGGCGATTAGTTGATTAACTTGAGAGTTATCTTGAAGGAATCCAGTCCCACCACCAATTGCACCACAGCCAGAGAATAAAGTCACTACAAAGAGGATAAATAATAGTTGATAGACCGTTTTCATACACTCACCTCTACTTAATGTTATGCAGGTTTAACTGGAAAGAATGGAGTTATTTGGGCAGTAAAATTGGAGCCATTTACTGCATTCCTTAATGTGAGTTCTCTAATAGCCATTGCCCCGTTTACTTGAAAAAGTGCACCAGCTGCCTTAAGATGCCCTAAGGTGGCTGAAGCATCTGCAGTGAAGGCTAACCTAGCTGACTGTGTCTCAACGGAAATTATAGCCATGTGAGCTCTTGCCCCATCTGGAGCTGTAGTATCAACACCCATTCCAGCCATTGTGTAAACACTATCTGCGGTTGCTGTGAAGAGAACTGTAGTTCCTGGATATCCGTCGAAATTTGAAGTAGAGTTCATTTGTGCTCCTATGTTAATTTAATTAACGTAGCAATTATTCTTTACTTAAGTAAGTGCAGGGAGAGTCTGTCTTTCTACGAAGTTGACATGTTGCTTCGATTACTGAGACTCTAGTCCCTAAGTCATTGACAGAAAGTTGCATCTTATCAATTGTGAGAGTGAGACGATCTATAGACTTTTTAAGAAGCCATCCTGTCCAATTAGCTAATGCCCCTATGATTATTAGGCATATAGTAATTGCCCAAACTGCCAGGTCTGGATACTGGATTATAAGACTAGTTGGAATCATCCGAAGACCTCTTAGATGAAGATTGAGTACCTTTAAGGAGACCCGCCAGAGCCCCAATCCCCCCTCCTACTAGCCCTACTTGAGCTTCACCGAGATACTTGCCAAAGAGGCAGAGGACTAATATAAGGAGTACAAATGACCCGAGGATGCAATACTGAAATATGGCATCGTGATTTGGCTCAAGGCCCTTGGACGGAGTCTGGATTCTAATTACATTAGGAGTAGCTGTCTCAAATGGGATATTCTTGGAAGCGTCCAGGCCCTGGGGGGTCCCTATTGAATGATCCAGGCCCTGAGGGAGCGACGAGTCTTGTTTAGTCTCCATAAATATTCTCCTCAACAGGTGCTTCAGGAGCCAACTCTTTAGCTCGCTGCTTAATTCTCTCCAGGTCTTCACCAGTCAAGTGAGCATAGACACCTCTAGTATCAACTCTCTGAATAGCCTTACCCATTTCCCTATCTAGCACCCCATTACATTCTTTGAGAATTGAAGAAGCATTGCACTCCTTGCCATTCACACTCCCAAGTTCAATTGCCTCTCTAATCTTCTGCACTGCTAGGGGTGCTAAGTCTGCAATCTCTCTAGCAAGATTAATAGTTCCTGCATCCCGTGCTGCATGCATTATAGCAAGTTTGTCCTTGACTACTGGAGAGTTTTTGACATTAGATATAAGAACTTCTGAACATCCTAGATCTTTAGCTATATCAGACCCCTTCTGTCCCAAGACTAAGCGGCGAGCAATCTCATGATGATTGTCCCACATTTCAGCTACTTGCCACTTCTTAGCACCAGGCTTCTTACGGCCATCCTTTCTGGAGGGGTCAGAATATCTCTCTAGAGGATAGTTATATTCTATTTCATCACCATTCTTCTTAGTGACTCTCATAGTATTTAATGCCCCAGCCATAATCCAACCTCTAAGCTCTAATTCCTATGTAAGAAAATCCCAGTAATCCCATTATCAAAAGTTTACCAGAAGCCAAGGGATGTGTCAAGGTAGTAATTGGAACCAATAAGAGGTCTAGGCCTAGAGGCCTAAGGCCTAGATCTCAGGTCCAGTTAACTGGATGTTACCATCTGGGACCACTACCTTTAGAAATTATTTAAATCTAAATAGTAATTTGAAGAGTCCTCTGGTCAAAACATCACTCTCTGTGATGCCAAAAGGGGTAGGGAGAATGCTGCAGTCATAGCATCCCTCTCCGGGAGGTATTCCTATATGTCATTAATTAACATAGCAGCATAAGATGTCTGGGAGGGTTGTCACCAAATGGTACCATACCTAATCTTGTGACAAAATGTGAATAAGGGGTTGCTGGGGCTAGTCGAGAGGTTTCCCCCCAACGGGGCCGGCCCATATCCATCGGGAATGTTTATTGCAAAGTCTGGTGGATATGGTATAATGAAATCATCCGATGAAAGAGGCTTAGAGCCTCGACACCGATCCCGAGGGTGACGTGAAAGGCGGATACATGGAAGAAGTTTGACATAACCGGCCCAAGGGCCAGGCGCACCTCGACGCACACCGGATGCATGGGAGCGGAGTGAATACCCTTGGAGAAGGGAGAAATAATGCTCATGTTATAGTCTACTCCACTGGCCTGACAGCCAACTGTTAATCATAACATAAGGAGAATAGCTATGACAACTCAAAAAGTTAATTTTAAGGTGGCAATGGATGCTGAACAGAAGGCACTGAAGAATTTGCACAGTGTGGACCTTGAGGTGGATATGGATGTACCGATTGACATCCTGGAGAAGTATGCACTCAAGGCATTCGTCGTGGAGCTTCAGGGGCAGATTCGTCCTAACTGGGACAAATTCATAAAGGGGGAGTATCCGAAGACTCTTGACCTTGGGCACAGTCTGTTTGCGAAGAAAGTCTCTAGACCTATGACTCAAGAAGAGAAGATGGAAGCGTACAAGAAGGAAGTCTCTGCAATGAGTCCTGAGGAGAAGCTCCTGAGAATGTTCGAAGATGGACTGATCACTCAGGAGCAGTATGACAGCTTGAAGGGAAAGTAACTGAAAATTGAAAGGGAGTAGTCTATCACATGGGCATTATTAGGATGGCTTGATTGGTGGGCCAATAAGGAGATGTGTCATGACTATATCTAAAGAAGAGGCCCAGAGAATATTAGATGGTTATAAAAAGGCTGAAGAGGCTGATCGGAGGAAAGCCGCTGATGAGAGGGCAACTAGGATAAATAGAGGATGGGAAGACTGCGAGTGGATTGTTACTGCTTGCACTTACACCGACTTCTTTAACAACTGCCCTTTAACTGGATGGAGAGTTTCTCAACGTAACAGTCACAATAGGGAAACTCGTGGAATGTTCTATTATGTAACTTACCAGCATGTCCTTCTTCATGCAGGCGGTGGTACCTATACGTTACAAAGTGGTATACTTATCAGTGATGAAGATGTAGAGATGCTTAAATCTGGAAAGGTTCCAGAAAGTTTAAAACGTACTAGAATCAATATGCAGACAGGTACGAAGATTAATTAACTACATATGGCCCACGACTCAAGCTATCCAGAGGAGCCTTGCTCCTATGTTAATTAATGACACAAAGGAAAGGAGGTTAGATATGACTATTTACAGTAGAAGATTCAACAGAATGTGGCTAAGGATGCAGACTCACATCTACATCCCCTCGTGGATGATAGAGAGCTGGTATGATCAATTTAGAGAGGAAGGTGAAGTGAGGTTTGTAATGGAGTGAATGGATAAATGCCCAACATGGATTAAATGGGATGTATGCTTTAAATGCCTGTCATGTATGTAATGCTCTTGCTGAGAAGGGGTATCCCAACCCTT